ACGATAGATTTAGAGGATATAAAAAAAGAAATAGAACAGTCTATAGCAAAACAAGCTGGACTATACGGAGACTTTTTCAAAAGTTGTACTTGACGGAGGTGATGAATAATGGCAAAAGCATTGAAATGCGATAGGTGCGGTATTCTATATGAGATACCTTTCTGTAAGCCGGATGTGTTATTGATGAGACACGATAAGCCCCACAAAACTTTAGATTTATGTCTTGGATGTCAAATTGAACTTGAAAATTGGTTAGATGACTACAAAGAGGAGAAAGAGGAGTCAACAGAATAATGGCAACTTGTAATAATTGTGTGCACAGTGGAATATGCGCAATTCAACTTGAACCTCATTATGTGCTTGATAGGGCACAAAAACTTATGAGGGAAAGCAATAATGTTGAGCACGAATGCCTTTATTTTAAAGACCGCTCCCGATTTGTGGAGTTGCCGTGTAAGATTGAAAATAAACTATATTTATCAACGGAATCAAGAAATAAAATCATACATTTATTAGGGGTAATGACAACCGACCCCAAATTATTTGAAATTGTACCTGAAAGAAAAATTAAACAAGCGTTGAAGGAGCGTGAGAATAATGAAAGCCAAGAAGCAATACAACAAACACAAAAAGAGGTCTCACAGATCTCACCGTAAGAGTCTGATCGGTATGCAAATATCGAAAAGCTACAGATATATGTCAAGATTTGAACAAGCACTTTTTAACAGCCGCTACGGAGACTATTAATATGAAATCAACCTACATTTTTCCTATCGCTATGATTGCATTGGACATCGGCGCGGCGGTAATGTGTATCGTCAGTAAGGAATATAAAAAAGCCGTTTACTGGGTAGCGGCGGCCGTTCTTAATGCAGCTGTGACATTTTAGTCAGTAACAGCACCGCTCTGCTGTTCTAAATAAGTTATATTAAACTACGTCTGTGTAACAACCTCGGAGCGGAGAGGGACGAAAGGGGTGAGATAATGTTTAAGCGCATTATTGGATAGCGCACAAGACCTTGCCGGACTGCACCACAATTAAATCCATTCATTTCTGACAGCTATTATATTTTATCAATCGCAATTTCAGCGGTTCGGCAAGGGCAATTTTATTAAAGGAGGTATGAGTAATGAAACAGCATTACTGTATTGTCTATGAATAGATTTTATGATTACCTTCATCCCGTTTATAATTCATTTGATATCCGTTATTTGAGTGCACATAACAAGCGAGAGTTAAAAGCTCTATTAAGTGTTCAGCGGAATATCGTGGATGAAGTGCTAACCGAAAAACAAAGAGAAGTGGTCGAATATGTTTTTTTCGATAACTACTCACAAAAGGAAGTGGCGGAAATGCTCGGAGTTAACCCGTCAACAGTATGCCGACATTTGAAAAGATCGTTAGAAAAAATCCGACCGTGTTTAGAGTTTTGCGATGACGCGATCAGATATTATAAGAGAGAAGGTGACTAAATGCCAATGCCGATAAAAGCGGCTATTATCACGCTGAATAATTTGAAAATCGACGCTCCTGGATCAGCCGAGATCAAACGCCGGAATAAGGCGATAGAATTAGCCAAATTATCATTGAGAAAGCTGAATCGGAGAAAACCAACCTACAACAAGGAACACCCATTTGGTGCTTGCCCTGATTGTAAGTCGGAATTTAATTCGGAGCTAATCAGCGAATACAACATAACTAACTGTCCGTGGTGCGGACAGGCCATAGATAGGAGTGAATTTTCTTGTTAAGTAAAATATGCCTTTGGTTAATCGGTGTTATCTCGTTTTTTATTCGCTTTAACATCGAGGTGATAATGTGGGTATGGCAGCACTTCACCGAGGCGCTAATGATAATTACCGCGATTTGTATGTTCATAGTTCCAAACGCAATGAACAACGGGGCGATAAATTACACGTGCGCGCTGCTGTTTATGGTAATTCTCGGTTGCCTGTTTATATCATTGATCAGGATAAAAATACTTGAAGTAAGAGAAAGGAGGCGAAGAGATGACTGATTCTCGGAAATTAAAAGCGGTAATAATTGAAAAAGGCTTTACTCAGGATCAAATTGCAGAATTGATTGGAATGAGTAGTGCTACATTCAGTTATAAACTGAATAATAAAGTTGAATTCAAAGCAAGTGAAATCTTAATAATTTCAAAGGTTCTGGAATTAACAACTCAACAAACAATGGATATTTTTTTTGCCGAAAATGTGGAAAATAAATCCACAAAATTGTCGGCGAGCACTTGATAACTATGCTTGCAGACAAATTAAAGCAAATCCTTAGTGAACGGTATATCTCACAAGCTGATTTGTCCGCAAAAACAGGAATAAGCAGAGCTCGTATTTCGATGTATTGCTCAGGCACAAGCTACCCCAGACCAAATGCAGTCAAGCAAATTGCCGAGGCGTTAAACGTTCCTGTCGGGTGGTTAACGGGTGAAGTCAAAGAGATAGAGCCGTCGTTATCTGTTCCGAAAGTTGCGCGGGCGCTTGGCGTTTTACCGCAAGCACTACGCGAAGGATTGAAAAGATGTATTTATCCGTTCGGATACGCTGTATTCAAGAACGGTAAATATAAATATTACATAAGCCCGACTAAGTTTGAGGCTTACCAAAAACACGATTTGAAAGGATACGAACAAAGAGATGAAAAAAGAGAGCGTGACATTCACGTACAAAAACGGTCTTACTAAGACCAAATTCAAAAACATTAGCGATAAACACCTCGAAATCTTGAAGAACAACATCTGCCGCGAGCAGTTAAGGCGAAAAGAGGCGGAGCTGTTCGGAAAGACCGAACCGCATAAAGCAGGCTTTTTTGAAAAACTGCGCCGTTTCTTTCGTAGGCTCAACGCGGAAATCCAGTACCACGCCGAACACACCGCGGTAAATAATATCGTCGGTTCAGAACAGGCTATGAATTCTCCGTATCTCGGGATAGAGGACTTCACGCAAGGGACGGTGTAAGACTTTGGAGCAATACAGAAGTAAAGTCTATACCGAACGACCTGCTTATGCGGATTATGATGCTCCTGATAAATTCGATGCCATACAGGGAATTATTATCACGAGGCTCAAGCAACATCCGAAAGCGATTTGTTCCTATTCGGGCGGTGCGGACAGCGATATTCTGATTGATTTGATTGAAAGGACACGTAATATTTTTAAGTCATTACCGCCTGTTAAATATGTCTTCTTTAACACCGGACTTGAAATGAAAGCGACCAGAGACCACGTAAAAGAAACTGCCGAAAAGTATAATGTCGAGATTGAGGAAGTACGCCCCAAAGTCAATATTGTAAAAGCAACCAGGGAGTATGGAATTCCTTTTGTTTCAAAAATTATGTCTTGCGGATTGTCAGAGTGGCAAAAGAAAAATATTCCTCTGTCGATAGCCGAGGAATATCAGCAGGCTGATGACAAGGCAGCAAAACGTCAGGAATTAAAAGAGCGATATCCAAACTGCCAAAGTGTTATCAATTTTTTATGCTGTTGCAACTCAGCAGGAGAACCGAGACCAAACATACAGCTTGTTATCAATTCCTCGAAGTATATGTACGATTTCATTTCTGAATATCCGCCTGATTTTGAAATCAGCGCGAAATGTTGCGATTACTGCAAAAAACAGCCGGCGCATAACGTTCAGAAAGATTATGAAATGATTATTACAGGCGAGCGAAGAGACGAAGGCGGTATGCGTTCAGTACCACGAAAAGACAATACGGCGCTTTGTTTTACCGAAACGGCAAGCGGTCAATATAGGCTAAGACCGTTGTATTACGTTTCTGACGCGGATAAGCAATGGTACAAGGAATATTATAACATTCGCTATTCGGATGCGTATGAGGTCTATGGGCTTACCAGGACAGGCTGTTGTGGGTGCCCGATTTCATATAAGGCGGTTGAGGATTTAGAAAAAATTAGAGCGTTTGAGCCTAATGTAGTAAAAGCGGCTTGGAATATCTTTGGAAAAAGCTATAAATACCGTCAAAATTATGTCGCGTATAAGGCAAAACGGATTGAAGAAGAAAAGTTTATACGAAGCGGGCAGGTGATGTCATTAATATGAACTACATAGATTTTTTGAAAAGCAAAGTTGCCGTTGCCAAACATACCGGCTTTGATGTCGACGAACTCAATCCTGCTCTAAAGCCACATCAGAGAGATACGGTTCAGTGGTGCTTAAAAGGCGGTAGACGCGCCGTATTTGCTTCTTTCGGTATGGGTAAGACAGTTATAGGTCTTGAAACAGCGCACAAATGCGCGGAAAAGACGGGCAAACAATCGCTGATTTGTTTACCTCTCGGTGTCCGTCAGGAATTTGTACGTGACGCTGAGACTGTTCTCGGCTATGACAAGCCCGTATATGTCCGCAATATGGCAGAAATCAAGGCAAGCTCGGCGGACATTTTATTAACCAATTACGAGCGTGTTCGTGACGGCGATATCGACCCGACATATTTCGGATGCACGGTTCTTGATGAAGCCGCAGTGCTTAGAGGCTTCGGCAGCAAGACCTATCAGACTTTTCTCGATAAGTTCAAGGGCGTTGAATTCAAGTTTGTAATGACGGCTACACCGGACCCGAACAAGTATAAGGAGCTTATTCACTATGCCGGATACCTCGAGGTTATGGACACGGGACAGGCTCTCACACGGTTTTTTCAGCGTGACAGTACGAAGTCGAATAATTTAACGATATATCCTCATAAGGAAAAAGAATTCTGGCTGTGGGTATCAAGTTGGGCGCTGTTTTATACAAAGCCGAGCGACTTAAATCCTGCATATTCTGATGAAGGTTATGATTTACCGGATTTAACTATCATTAGGCACAGGCTAACCACCGAGAACAGCCAAATGATAACGGATCCCGACGGTCAAATGAAGCTCTTTGACGACGCGGCTGTAGGTTTGCAATCTGCGGCGAAAATAAAAAAGCATTCAATAAAACAACGTGTCGCTAAAATGAAAAGCATAGTCGAGAAAGACCCCAAAGCTCATTTTATCCTGTGGCACGACCGCGAGGAAGAACGTCACGAAATAAAGCGGGCTATTCCTTCTGCTTGCGAGGTTTACGGTAGTCAAGACCTTGATAAGCGCGAACAGATTGTTATCGACTTTTCCGAGGGCAAAACACAGTACCTTGCGACAAAGAAGTGTATAAGCGGTTCGGGATGTAACTTTCAGAGGTTTTGCCACAGAGCTATTTTTGTTGGTATAGATTATGAATTCAATGATTTTATTCAGGCGGTACACCGTATATACCGATTTTTACAAACTGAGAGGGTAATAATCGACATAATTTATATGGATACTGAGGATGAAATTCTCAAAGAGCTTTTTGCAAAGTGGGAGCGTTATAAATACCAAACCGCGAAAATGGTTGAGATTCTCAAGACCTACGGTTTATCAAACAATGAAATAAAGGAGGAGCTGATACGAACAATGGGCGTTGAGCGCATGGAAGTCAAGGGCGGTCACTTCACGGCCATAAATAACGATTGTGTTGAGGAAATGAAAACAATGGAGAGTAACAGTGTTGACTTGATTGTAACCTCAATACCGTTCAGTAATCATTATGAGTACACACCGAGTTATAACGATTTCGGACATAACGAAAATAACGAAAAATTCTTTGAGCAAATGGACTTTCTTACTCCCGAGGCTCTGAGAGTGTTAAAGCCCGGGCGACTTGCTTGTGTACACGTAAAGGACAGAATTCTTTTCGGCAATGCCACCGGCGACGGTATGCCTACGGTTGACCCGTTCAGCGATATGACGGTAATGCACTTTATCAAGCACGGTTTCCGCTATATGGGCAGAATAGTCATAACCACGGACGTTGTTCGAGAGAATAATCAGACATACCGCCTCGGGTGGACTGAGCAATGTAAAGACGGCTCAAAAATGGGCGTTGGTTGCCCCGAGTATGTGCTGCTGTTCCGAAAACTGCCGACAGACAAGTCTACTGCTTACGCAGACGAACCTGTTGTGAAAAGTAAGGAAGAATACACGCGTGGACAGTGGCAGCTTGACGCGCATGCGTATTGGCGAAGCTCCGGGGACGTTCTTCTCACTAAAGAACAGCTGAAAGCTCTCCCGGTACAACAGTTACAGCACGTATATCGGGAGTATTCGAAGGGCAGTGTTTACAACTACGACGAACACGTCAAGCTTGTAGAAGAGCTTGACGACGATAATCGCCTTCCCGCGTCGTTTATGGTTTGCTCACCTGCATCATGGAGTGATAAGGTGTGGGATGATATTGTTAGAATGCGAACGCTTAACAGCGAGCAGAGCCGTCGCAATCTGCAAATGCACGTTTGCCCCTTCCAACTTGATACAGTAGAGCGTTTAATTAACCGCTATTCAAACAAAGGCGATACAGTGCTCGACTTTTTCGGCGGAATAATGACAGTTCCGTATGTGGCGGTTAAAATGAACCGTTACGGTATCGGGATTGAATTAAACTCAGATTATTTCCGTGACGGTGTCGGGTATCTCAAATCGGTTGATATTCAGAAGGACGCCCCGACTTTGTTCGACTTCCTGGAAGGAGCAACCGAATGAAAGCGAGAATACCACCACAAAACAGATTATCAAGAGAGACTTTAAGGCAGTGCGCGGAATACGCCAACAGCTTGCAGGATGCGAATAATAAACGAATTTTCAAGCTCGCTTGCTACGTGCTCCACGTTTATTTCGGATTTGGAACAATTAGGTTATTGCGGTTTATTTCATTCCTCGACGAGTTCATCAGAAAGAACGAAGACAATGAAGTCTTTTGGGAACAAGTTGACCGCGATATGAAACAGCTCGGTATGGAATTCGGCGATGAAGAATATGAGGACATCATCGGGAATTGGAAAAAGAAAAACGGACTTTAAGGAGGCGAAAATATGCCATTTAGCGAAATCCTCGAATTAGAAGAAACAATTATGCGGATAGAATCCGTTTCTAATCAACTGGGTATGCTTCACGATTGCGCGGCAAATGGAGCGAACTGTCTTGATAATTATGTGCCTGCAATTTTTTTAATGGCTCATAATCTTAATGCATACTGCAAAGAATTACGCGATTATTTTGAGAAACAACTCGAAAAAGAACGCACAAGGAGGTAAAAATATGTCAGTCAAAATATCAGCATTGGAAATCGAAAATGTTAAAAGAGTAAAGGCCGTATCGTTTAAGCCCACACAAAACGGTCTTACGGTTATCGGCGGTAAGAACGGCCAGGGGAAAACTTCTGTTCTTGACGCTATCGCTTGGGCTCTGGGCGGAAACCGCTTTGCGCCGAGTACGGCTAAGCGTGAAGGCTCAGTTATACCGCCTCACCTGAAGGTCGAACTTTCAAACGGAATTGTCGTTGAGCGTAAGGGCAAAAACAGCGATTTGAAAGTAATCGACCCGCGCGGCAATAAGAGCGGACAGGCTCTGCTCGATACCTTTGTCAGCGCGTTTGCGCTCAACCTGCCGAAGTTTATGAACGGCAGCGGAAAAGAAAAAGCGGACACACTGTTGCGCGTCATCGGCGTTGGCGATAAGCTGTATGAGCTCGAAACTATAGAAGAGCAGAAATATAATGATCGCCGTGCCGTCGGTCAGATAGCGGATCAGAAAAATAAATACGCAAAAGAAATGATGTCTTTTGATAATGTGCCTAAGGACCTTTTATCTGCTTCGGATTTGATTAGAAAACAGCAGGACATTCTTGCACAGAACGGCGAGAATCAGCGCTTACGTGACCGTAAGGCGGAAATTGAGGAAAGAGCTAACAGACTACAGACCGAGATTTCAAAGCTCAATTCCGAGCTCACCAAAACACTTGCAGAGCTCGAAACCGCTAAAAAGACTGTTGCCGAACTTCACGACGAGAGCACAGCGGAGCTCGAAAAGAGCATTGCCGAGATTGAGGATATCAACCGCAAAATCAGAGCTAATCTTGATAAAGAGAAAGCAGAGGATGACGCCAAAGCATTCTCACGTCAATATGAGGCATTGACAACTGAAATTGAAAACATCCGCAAGGAGAAATACGACCTCCTCAATTCCGCAGAGCTCCCGCTTGAAGGCTTATCAGTTGAAAAAGGCGAGCTCATTTATAAAGGTTTCAAATGGGATAATATGAGCGGTTCGGAGCAGTTAAAGGTCGCGACCGCTATCATCCGTAAACTCAATCCCGATTGCGGATTTGTTCTCATTGACAAGCTCGAGCAAATGGACACCGATACACTGCAGGAATTTGGCGAATGGCTCGAACAGGAAGGCTTACAGGCAATCGCTACGCGGGTATCAAGTGGTGGAGAATGCTCTATCATTATCGAGGACGGTTACGCGGCTAACCCCGATACCGAACCCGCATTAAACGCATTAAAAACAAAAACTTGGAAAGAAGGTCAGTTTTAATGAATATCACCAGAGGTAAAATTCAATCAGCACAAAAGGTCGTTATATACGGTCCCGAGGGAATTGGCAAGAGTACTTTTGCTTCAAAATTTCCTAATCCGCTGTTTATCGACACCGAGGGCAGCACCAAAAACCTTGACATTGCCCGTATGGACAAGCCGTCATCTTGGACTATGCTCAAAAATGAGATAGCCTATGTCAAGGCAAATCCGAGCGTATGTAAAACTCTCGTTATCGACACGATAGACTGGGCAGAACAGCTCTGTATCGACGATATCTGTGCGCTCTACGGCAAGAAGGGCATTGAAGACTTCGGCTACGGCAACGGTTACGTTTACGAAAAAGAGGATTTCGGACGTTTTCTCAACTCGCTCGAAGACATTATCGACATCGGGATCAATGTGGTGCTTACCGCTCACGCTCAGCTCCGCAAGTTTAGTCAGCCCGACGAAATCGGCGAATATGACCGCTGGGAGCTTAAGCTCGGCAAGAAAACAGGCTCACAGATTTCTCCGCTTGTCAAAGAATGGGCAGACATTCTCTTGTTCGCAAACTACAAGACCGTGGCTGTTGCGACCGACAAAGAGGGTAAGAAGTTCAAGGCTCAGGGCGGCGGCAGAATTATGTACACCGAACACCATCCTTGTTGGGATGCTAAGAACCGTCACGGGCTCGGCAACCCTCTGCCGTTCGAATACGAGCAAATCGCTCATATCTTCACCAACGTAACACCTGTAGTCAAAGCTAAGCCTGCTTTTCAGGAGAATAAAGCTACAGCGGAGATTAATAAAATCGTGGATAATACGCCCGAAATACCACAGCAGACTTCACAACCGGCACAGCCTGCCGTCACAATTCCCGACGGCATTCCGAAGGCGCTCGCCGATTTAATGACCGAGAACGGTGTGAATGAGGAAGAAATCAGGCTCGCTGTTAGTCAGCGCGGATATTTCCCGATTGATATGGCAATATCTAATTATCCGCCCGATTTTATAAAGGGCGTACTTATCGGAGCTTGGCAGCAGGTGTATGAAATGGTATGGAGCAACAGAGATTTACCATTTGATAATAAATAATTTAAGAAAAGGAGAATTTTATTATGTCAGATTTTGAAAGAGAATTAGGTTGGGATGACCAGATAGAAAACGAAGGCGAAGAATTTGAGCCGCTCCCCGAGGGAGATTATAAATTCACTGTCAAAGCCGTAGAACGCGCGCGTTCAAAGGGCGAGGGCAAGTTGCCGCCCTGCAATATGGCAAGGGTCACAATCACTGTTCACGGCGAGCGTGACAGAGATATTGTCGTTAACTTCTTACTTTACAGCTCGCTTGAATGGAAGCTTTCACAGTTCTTCCTTTCAATCGGTATGAAAAAACACGGTGAGCCGTTGCGTATGAACTGGCCGGGCTCGGTTTCTTGTTCGGGTAACTGCCACGTTACCGTGAGAACGTTTAAGATGAAAAACGGCGGAGAAGGCAAGGCGAACGACATCTCGAAATTCTATCCTTATGACGAGGTTATAAATACCGTTCAGCCTGCCGCACAGCCTACAGCACAGTACGCCGCACAACCTACAGCGCCAACAACTCAGCCTACAGCACCTACAGGCGGTGGATGGAAAGCAGGTAGCTTTTAATGGAGTTAAGACCATATCAGCAGGAGGCTAAGGACAGAATTTTTGAAGAATGGGACAGCGGTCACAACAAGACACTTCTGGTTCTGCCGACAGGTTGCGGAAAAACAATCGTTTTTGCCAAAGTTACCGAGGAATGTGTGAGGATAGGCGGCAGGGTTCTAATCCTCGCACACCGCGGAGAACTGCTTGACCAGGCTGAGGATAAAATCTTTAAGGTCACAGGCTTGCGCTGTGCGGTTGAAAAGGCTGAGGAAAGTTGTGTCGGTAGTTGGTACCGCGTTGTCGTCGGCTCTGTTCAGACACTTATGAGGGAGAAACGGCTTGCCCGTTTCTCTCCCGACTTCTTCGATTACATCATAATTGACGAGGCGCACCACGCACTAAGCGACAGTTATCAGAAGATTATTAATCATTTTTCGGGCGCAAAGCTCCTCGGCGTAACCGCAACTCCCGACAGGGGCGATATGAAAGACCTCGGACAGGTTTTCGAAAGCCTCGCCTATGAATATACGCTTGTTCGAGCTATTAAGGAACACTACCTCAGCCGAATTAAAGCGATTACTATACCGCTCAAGCTTGACCTTTCAAATGTGTCAACTCAAGCGGGAGACTTCAAGGCAAGCGACATTGACACCGCCCTCGACCCCTACTTATTCCAAATAGCGGACGAAATGCAAAAATACTGTTCCGACAGAAAGACCGTTGTATTTTTACCTCTGGTGAAGACCTCACAGAAATTCAGAGACATTTTATGCAAAAAAGGCTTCAGTGCCGCCGAGGTAAACGGCGACAGCAAGGACAGAGCCGAAGTGCTTGCCGACTTCGACAGCGGAAAATATAACGTTTTATGTAATTCAATGCTGCTTACCGAAGGATGGGATTGTCCGTCGGTTGATTGTATTATCG